CATGAACCCGACGAGCTGCCGCTGCTCCACCCCGCGATATGCCATTATAATTCCGATGGCTAAAAGTACACTGCTTTTTGAGACCTATCGGCTATTGTTTCGAGTATTCTCCCGCATATTCCTAATCGACACTCCTTTTCATCCATTTGAACGGGTTAGGCATACAATCCAGAGATTTGCCTCTCTCTTGCATTTTCATGTTTACTTTGGGTCTGTTTTCCCTCGGAGCGCGTTTGAGTCCAGTAACCCCCTTGTTATGCGGCACATGCCCTTTCTGAAATCGGCCGGGCAAATGCTTGCATTCTTCCATAAAAGCTTCCGATTTTCTCAAATTGAGCCGAGCCGCACATGTAACAATGGCCTTCGGCGAGCGACCGAACAACTCAGCCAAAGCCTTGTTGAAAAATGTCGGATACAACCGCTTCATTTCAAACAGCTCTTCGCGTGTCCATTTTTTTACCCTTCTCATTTGCAATCCTTTAATTTAATTACTACCTTTATCCTGCGTGTAGGGGTGATCTTTCGGGATTGCCTCTTTTTTATTTCTTCTCCAGCTCTGCAATCAGGGCGTCGGCAAGGATAATCGCAGAACGAGCAATTGCTACGTCAGCCGGCATGTCCTTGTATTCGTCTTTAACCTTCGCACCAGTAGTAATAGCTGCATGAAATACGACTGGCATTATTTGCCCGGCATACACCCGCCGCCAGTACTCCCGGTCAACTGGTAAGGATTCCTTACAAGTTGGGGTATCAACTGTCAAAGAAAACTTGACAGTTGATCCGTACTCTCCCCGTGCCAGCTTCTCGGCGTAGTCGTCGTCGCGCATCATTAGGTTATTGTTTCCAATGCCGTGATAATCGTATCCTTCACCGTCATATCTATTCAACTTTTCAACGGTTCCGCACTCAATAAGCCCTATTACTGGACTACAAGTGCCTTTTTTATCGAAACAGATAATTCGAACCGGATTGCCGGAAATTGTGCACACTGGCGCGCCTGCTTTGGCGGCCTCAAGATCAAAAACTCTCATAATTATTTCAGTTTTTCGATATTTTGCGAGAATCTCGCTATTTCAGTAATTCATAAAGTGTTTTATCCTTTGCTATCGTCCCGATTTTCACCCGTTCCGCCTCTTCTTTGGTGTCGAACTTTAGCACCATTTTTTCGCGTATTGGACATCCATTGTCCCGCCAAATTACATCGACCATAAGATGCCACTTTCCATTCCAAAATGCGGGTCCCCCAAATATCTCGGCCACGTAAGCATATATTTTACGGGTAACTATTTGACAGATCAAGTCGCTCATTTCACCAACTCAAATTCGTAAACCACGACCCACGGATTCGATTTCCACGTACCCCGGCCGGAAACCTTGTCGATCAGCACGGCGAAGGCTTCGCGGGGAGTATCAAAAATCTGCAAAGAGCCGTTATACTCTTTATCCTTGCTATTTTTATACACAATGCCGTCTACCATATACCCGCGATATGGGTGCTCCAACACACCCTCCTTCATGCAGTCCTCGTCCGAAATATCCTGCAACCGCTCGCAACGGATTCCCGTGATGCGGATTTGGTGGGGCATATACTCGGCTTTGACGAACATTTTGTTAATCCACCCTGCGTGATTTGTTATATCGCTCCCGTCTGCAAACTCATTATACCAAATTCCGTTTTCCCACTTACTCTCATCATAAGTTGAAAAATAGTTTTGCGCCACGGCCACGATCTCGCCGACCTTGTATCGGGGCGTTTCCCTCTCATAAAAATCTTTTTCGCTTTCATGGACATATACACCGCCCACGCTCGGAGCATCAGAAACAAACTCTATCCATTGCTCTGTGAGGCTCCACGGAACCAGCCGCCTCGTCATGGTCTTTCGGCCTTCGATGACCGCCTGCGTCAAGCCGTAGCGGTCGTTAAACATTATCTTCTTCATTGCTCTGCTGTTTTATAAGTTTCTCTTTTAAGTTCCAAACCCGCATACATCCAAGCCGGGCCGCGGTAAGTTGCTCTTCAAGGAACAGTTTACGACCACCCCGATGCGGCCAGCCACCGCCGTAATGTTTGATATTACCCTCTTCGGACACGCATAGCACCGGCGGGCGACCTGCGCCATATTTCTCCTGCAAGAACTCCGCAACTCGCGCGGAAATTGATTCCGGGACGCAGTAGTAAAAGTTGTAGACGCGCGGATCGTCGTGTTCATGCCCTTTCTTGAAATCGGCTTTGAAATCCGCCCACGACCGTTTGATCTCGATCTCGGTCAAATACCCAGACTTGGTAATTACTACCAAATCCGCCTCGTAATTGAGCAGACCCCACGAAAGATTAGGAATGAATATATCCTGCCGCTTGTTCCAAATCCCGCTATTGCGTAATGCGATCTGAATTTCATCGACTGTTAGTTTCGTGTCCATATTTACGCTTGGTATAGTTGGTTCACTCGGTCGATCTCGGCGGCGATAAGAGCACCGGACTCGGCAAGGAGGTTGACCGCCTCTACATTTTTGGAAGGGCGTCCGGAAAATTCAACCAGCATTTCTGCGCGCGCAACCATGTTGCATGCCCCCTCCAACTTGCCGCGTGAGGCAAGTATTTTAACGCGCTCCTCCGCAATCAGTTCGATTCCTGTTTTCATGGGATTCTAGTTCTTTTTTGAGTTCTTCGATTGATTTTCTGACCCGTTCGTGCATCTCCACGGCGCGATACCCAAGCCAAACAGTGACGATTCCGAGAATTGAAAGCAAGACCCACGCTATAATTTCAGTCTTCATTTTCTCTTCTGTTTTAGCTTCGCAACCTGCCGCAGAATGTATCTTCGGCGGTTTATCTCTACTTTCTTGATTGCTTCATCTTCTGCGTAGGCGTCTGTTATTGGGTACCCATTAATACGCCATACATTACGCCCGTATCCCATGAATTTCGCCTCTATTTGAATGACACATATAGCCACATCAGCCTCAGCCCTCAGTCGGCGCAATAGTTTGGTTTTCATCTTATCATTGGTTGTTTTATCTCAATGGTTTGTATTGTATGGTCTATTGTAGGAGGGTAATAGTCGATTGCCATTCCGTTTACCATTATGTCGAAATTTTCGGCGCCCCTCTCTATCGCCCATTCGTAAAGTTCCTTCGGTGTCATAGTCTTGTCTTATGCGTGAATCTTCTGCCAGCCATCTACGTATATCGGACAACCCTCGCTATCCGTCCATCTGTAGCGTCCGTCTTCATTGTCGTATTCGTGTCGATACACGATTTTGTAGTAGGTATTTTGGCAATCTGACTGTCTACCGAGCACAGGTGTTAATAACTCCGGCAACTCCTCTTTCGGATCGCGCCAGCGGGTAAGCTCCTCGCGCTCGGATTTTCCGAACTGAATAAGCCATTCAAGGGCATCATAGGTCGGAATACAAGTACCTAAACATTTCCGGTTGCAATTCTTGCGGTCTCCGCAAGTCACGCAGATGTTATTTTCGCAAAAGGCTTTTGCTCTTTCCTCAATCGTCGTACATTTGTTCATTGTTAAACAATTTGATTATTTTTATAGTATTAAGCATGGATCAAGGCAGATCATTCGTTGGTTTTAGAAACCGTTGAAGACGTTCCGTCCCCATGCTTTACATCTCAAAACCGGACAGTTCGTTTTCATTTTTTGCTCATGTTTTGGACGAAAAGTAGTTTTGTGGCACACTTATCGGGGTCTAATGCGCAGACCCCAGTTTCATAACATGTGCATTCGCTGCAATACGCCTCAATCGCTTTCTTCCGCATCCGCTCCTCGGCCTCCCGCTCGGCAATCTCGGCTATTCGATACGTGTCAGAGGGTGCAATCCATCCACTGAATGGATAAAATTTTTCCAACTTTTCCAGTTCTTTTTGCGCTCGTTTACTTTTCATGGTTGGTTATCTTTTGTGTTTCACTTTGCGATTCGGTATGCAAGAAATCCATCCCCAGAACGGCATACGCCGCTTCAAGTAGTCCGGATCATCCTCGTTGTTGTATGCCTCGGTCTCAAAGCAGGTGTAGTAGTACGCGCCCGGATAAGGCGGGATAAGTACTTCGATCAGCCACGAAATGCCGTAGCAAATCCAGCCGGCGAAGAGAATGCCTAACACCGTCAGGACCCAGCCCCACCACGCGAACGAGTAGCTTATGGCGACGGGCAGGAGGATTGCCGCGAACAGCCCAGCCAGTTCGATCTGCTGGGCGCAGTGGATTCCTTCGTGGCGGCGCGTTTTCTTAGTCAGATGCTGGTACTTGGGCTTCCGGGTGAACGCGAACGCAAGCCATGTTATCCAGCTGAATCCCTTAAACGGGATAAGCGGATTGTGAACTTCAATAGGTAGTTTCATAGGTTCAAACCATATCCGTTAGACACTGCCCACTCAATCCGATTGCATAGAAGCTCTATCAGGCTATCGCCCATTTTCTCCCCAATATTATCGGCTTCTAATTGGGTAAGTACGGGGGTGTAACAGAATCTCCATCCACCGCCAACCACTGCTTTCAGTGTCAGTTCGTAAGTGTTGTGGGCGTCCTGAATCACATTCGGAAGCACCTTTTCCAGCAGGTCGGCGACCGTGAAGGCGGGGGCGATAACCTCCATTTCCCTGCTCAACACATCCAGCACGTACTCGTTTTTGATGTATCTCTTCCTGTACACCATGCTCGCCTTATCCGCAGGCACTCCCAGTTCGATCAGCCTCTTCGACTGCTCGATGCTCGTTACTTGGTCTTTCATATCACTAACTGTTAAATCTCAACATGTTTTCAAATATCCCCATCATCGGGGCCTTTACGATACTATTTCCGGCCAGCTTGTACTGCTGGGTATCGCTGATTCCTGCAGCTTGTATCTTGTTAATGTCGCTGTCCGAAACATCCATCAGCCGCAAACACTCGCGGGGCGTAAGGCGGCGGATGCAGTCGTCATAGTACAGCAGATTGTTTTGTTCCCACGCGCTGCCTGTAATCGTTCCGGGAATATCCGCTTCGCCGCCTTTGTTGAAGCCGCGCCCCCGCATCAGGATTTTCGGTTCAAGCCCGCCGCCCGATTTCGTCGTTATCGTCGGGCTGATGCCAGTCGGATCGTATACCCGGTATTGCTGTCGGTTCCAGTCTGTTTCCTTTGTCGCACCGATCTGAATCACTTTATCCGTGTCGCCGTTTACATTCGTCCATTTTTTTAATGCCTCTCTAATGACTTTCAACTCATTTTCGTACAAATAATACTTCTTGTCCACCTCCAACTCCAGTACGTCTTTCAGCCGCTTTTCCAACCGAACCGGATGCGGAAATTCATACCAGCACCCATTAAGAATGGAGAGCATAAATACACGTTCTCGGTTCTGCGGCACACCGTAGTCTTTGGCGTTGAGTATTTCCGTATAATTGACATAACCGAGCGAGCGAAGCCACGATTCCCATTTGAGAAACAGCGGACGGTATTTCTCCGATACGAGGGCTTTCACATTCTCCATCAGCAGGAATTTAGGACGCTTGGCCGCAATCGGCCGACGGCATTCCCATAACAGGGATGAACGGGTGCCCGAATCTTCGTCGAAACCCTTCTGCTCTCCGGCGCTGCTGATGTCGGTACACGGAAACGAGTAAGTGAACAGGTCGAAATTCGGAACGGCGTTCCAATCGATTTTCGTGATGTCGCCGTAATTTCGGTCTGCCAACTCCGGGAATACAGCATTATGGGCCTTGATCGCCCACTTGTCGATCTCCGACCAGCCCACGCACTCGTAGTCCGCGCCGATGTCCCGAAGAGCCATCAACTGACTGTCATAGCCGGAAAAACTTGTGAATACTCGTAATTTCATAGTCATTCGCATAATCCGTAATAGCTCATGCAGCTGTCTTTCCCACCCGAAAAGGTTACTATGACTTTCATCCTCATTGCTCGTTAAAGTTTAACCGAGGGGAACGGCGTGACTGCAAAATCTTATTGACCCGTTCGATCTCCTCGTCGATCTCTCGCTCCAGCCGCTTGCTGTCGGTCAGGGCCGCAGACGACCGGGTGCGGAAATATTCCTTCTGTTTGGAGCGAAGGCGCTCGACCTTATGAAAGAATTCTTGCGGGGTCATTTGGGTACTCGGTAATGAAGTTTTTTATCCGGTCCGAAACGGCGGTCCAATACTTCGCGTATCAGAGACAGACGCTTCGGCTCCTCCATGAATGCCACGAGGGACTTCTTCGCCGCGGTAATATGAATCGTATCGCCTTCTGCGTACAATCCCCGGAATAAAGTCAGCATCGGCGTGCAATCCTCGCCGCCCGCAGCGCCGGCAACCGCATTGTACACTTCGCGCCAAGTGTCTGCTATGCCGGCAGGACATTTTTCGGCATTCTCGTCCGGTTTCCAGAATTTAAGCGCTGCGGCCCGGTTCTTTATCGCGTTGCCGTTGGCGTCTACCCAGCCGGTTTTTTCGTAGTAAGCGACGAAGCGTTCGAGTTCCAGAAGCGGATTGAGCAGTTTTTTATCGAACAACAGAATTTTCAAAAAAATCTCTCTCTCTTCCCCGCGCAATTCAGAATCAGAAACAGAATTAGATTTATAATCAGATTTAAGATTAGAATAAGATTTAATAGGGTTTCCGTTTTTTGCGATCGGTTTTTCATCGTCCGCCGCATTTCCGTTCGGTTCTTCCGAAAACCGTTCGCTTTCGTCTGAAACCGTTCGGTTATTTTCCGAAGCGTTCGGTTTTGACGAGGGACGTCCGCCGCGGGCGCCGTTCTCCCTGTTCTTATCGCACTTGGCCTGATATTTCTCCGAATTGGAATCCAAAGACGATTTGATAAAGCCGAAGCACATTTGGGTGACCATATCCATATCGGGCAGCTCTTCGCCCGTGGAATACGCGAATATGGCCGTCAGCAGATCGCCCCGCTGCTCCCTGCTCAGCATCTTGATCTGCGGAAAAAAGTCGTTCCGCAGAATGAAGGTATCTATCTTTTTCTTAGCCATTTTACTTTCGATGTTCTTGCTTGTGGCACTCGGCGCAGAGTGTTATGAGTTTGTCCAGATAATCGGCTTCACGGCCGACTATCGACCGGCCTTTTTCGTCGTAATAGGTCGTGTGATGCACTTCCAGATTGACCGTCCCGCCGCACTTCCGGCACCGATGCCCGTCGCGGTTTCTCACCTGCCGGGCCACGTTCTCCCAATAGGGAGAGCGCAGCTGCAGCCGGTAGTTGGACGGACGGCCCCGCTTATGCTGAAGGCGTGTCATTCTCCGCCTTGATCTTGTAGAGCACAACCGATTCGACCTCTTCGGCGATAAGGCGTGTTACAGCCTCGGCATCGAGTATCGTATCACGGTCCACGATCGTGCGTGTGCGTTCGACCGGGACGACGGTTCCGGTGTCTTCGTCCACGAAATCTTCAGTGTAGCGCCAGATCGCCGAGGCGGCCAGTTTGCGGCCCTCCAGAGCCTTCGCACCCTTCTTGGCAACCTTCACCTCTTCGAAGGTGTCGGAAGGTGTGAAATCGCACCCGAACATCCGGATAAACACCTCCTGATTCTTGGTCTGACGCGAGAACAGGTTGCCCTGATCGTTCGACGGAATCGGGCAGACTTTGGCGAGGACGAATTTACCGCCGGCATAGGTGTAATGCAGGTAGTTGCCGTCAACGGCGATCCGCAGCGAGCTGTCCGCCTCCAGCGGTTCGTATACCGTGCCGTCCTTGATAAGCCGGATTTTGTCGTTTACTTTCTGGGTGATGCTCTGGATCACTTCACGCTGCGCCTTGATCTTCTCTTTCAGGCGGGCGTCCTCGGCCAGCAATTCGTCGAGAGCGGCCTGCTCGGCCGGTTTGTCGTTTTCCAGCAGTGAAGTGTATTCCCCGCGATAAATCTCGATCTCCTTCTCGTCGAGGCAACGCTGGGCGCTCTCTTTCGTCGGCTCTGCAATCAACCGGTCCATGGCCAGTTTGACGGCTTCATCCAGCGTTTCGCCGCCGAAATTCAACTCACGCGGGTATGCTTCGTACTGTTCGGGAATTTTGTACTCCGGATGTTCCAGACGATAATTCTTGTCGCTCATAATTTTGCGGTTTGTTGTTTGAAAAATCTTGTTAAAGTCCTGTAATCGTTGTCGGTGAGTTTCACCGTGGCGTGACGCTCCTGCTCCAGTTTCTCGACTACCGGCAGTCCGTATCGTTCGATAAGGCCGAGACGGTAGTTTTCCCCGTTGCCGTCCTTCATACGGTTGCATTCCCGGCATTGAGCGTTCACGTTATAAATGTTCCATCGCGTCGCCGTGTGTGTCCGCGGGATGTAGTGACCAGCGTCGCACATCGAGAAGGTGATCGGCCGACCGCAGCTGATGCACCGGCCCGCTCCGTCGCGGCAGTCACGGCGGCGAATGTATGCACAGAACAACCGGTCGAGTATTTCCCTTGCCCGGCTCATGCTTCAGGAAGGTATTGCGGCAACAGCTCCGATTTGATGTAATCGGGCAGCTTGCACTGGATGATCCCGTAAGCGCCTGACTCCGCTTTGGCGTCGAAGCCGGGCCACGTATTCGCATCCATGCACTTTTTGACGATGTCCATCGCCTGCGCGTACTTGTACTTTCCGACCTGCAAATCTTCGGCATCCCAGTAGAAGACCGCGACCTGAAACGGAAGCGTCGTCTGCGCCATGATCATCAGCGTCGCCGTGAATTTGCGGCCCGTCACCTCGCTGGCGACCTTCAGGTACATTCCTTCGGCCAGCTCGTAGCGGAACTTCGCACAGTCGCGCATAAACGCCTCAACAGAAGTAGCGCAGGTGGTTTTTACCGAAAGGATCGCGTTTATGCCGAAATTCTCCTCCAGCAGCAGGCCGTCGGGCCGTATCTTCACCTTTAAGCCCGTAGACGGATCGGTGCCGTACATCGATGTCTCGGTTTTGACGTACCGCATCAACTTGGGAAGGATGCCGCCGCCGTAGGTCTTGTAGGCGGTCTTCACGACCCGAATAATGTTGTAGTGCTCATCGCCGATCATCGTATAGCCCGCCTTTTTCGCCAGCATTTCGAGGTCAGAAACCATATCCTTCAACGCCTGAATCTTCAGCGTCGAAAGGACCGCGTACTGCGGAATGGAGAGCAAATCACAGTACCAGCCGATAAGATTGCGGCACCCTTCGATCGTCCCCCGGTTGTTTTTGGGTTCGACGACGACCTTTTCGAATTTCGAAGGTTCCAGTATCGCCTGATGGCAGAAGGTTCCCAGCTCAAAATGATCAGTGTTGCGGGGTTTAACCTCCTCGTTCCGGGCGATCAGGTAGTGCCGCGGGGATTTCAAGGCTTCTTTCAGAAGCGACGAGCTTTCGCCCGGATGCGCGAGGTACTTTTCCATTCTGTCGTTCACTACCCTGCCTTTCACGCTCAAAGCGTAATTATGAACCTTTCTCGGCTTTTCGGGTAACATCGGAATACGGTGCAGGAACTCCTCGAAGGGCGTGTAATCCTCTCGGTCGAACTGGAGCGGGGAAAGCTCCTCCGCTACAGTCGCACCGGTCAGATCGGATATGTCAAACCCGTAGTCCATCGCTATTTTTTCAGGATAAGCCGTTTAACACTCCAGTTATCCGATTTGTAGCTGTTCGACACGTTCTTTTTCTTACCGAGGTAAGTGATTTCGAAAGCATCGCCCGGCTTGATCGAAGCCTGAAAGGATTCGAAAATGCCTACGAGTCGGCGCGAACCGTTGCGAACGGCACGCAGCTCGCCGTTGATATTCTCGGCAAACTGGGCGACCAGAAGTTCACGCGACTCACCCGATTCCATTTCAACGACATTTTCCATATTCAGCCCCACGAAGAACAGGCGGCGCGTCTCCCCCTCCTTTTCGGGCGTCCAGTATTCACCCGACATTTCTACGGGTTCGGCCTCGGCTTTCGAGAGGTCCGGAAGGTTGCGGAAATCTACCGTCGCTACGGCATTCGTGTTTGCGTTTTCCATGATTTGAAATTTTTATTGGTTAAACAATCGGTGGGGAGAGTGAGGGGATCGAACCCCCGCGCCGTTACCGGCCTATCTGGTTAGCAACCAAACCTCGTCACCACTTGAGTAACTCTCCGATTGCCCCGTATCGTGGGGCGGACGGCTAAAGTTTATGTCAGATTGTTGTGCAATCTCATTTTGTGGGCCTCGTAAAACGCATTGAGTACAGCAGGAAGTCCCGTAAGTTGTTCATCGTATTCAGCATCATATGCCGCGATCACTTCATAACTTTCATTCAGTTCCCCGTACGACTCGAAGTGTCCTGCATAACTGTCCCCGTCTTCCTTTTCGATCCATTCGTAATGATGCCTGACATCGACATCCCACGGACCGAGACACACGCTAAGATCGGCGCTGGTGAAAACTGCTCCGTCTATATCGCCACGCGGATCACGTCTTACAGCTTCAATCACGCTTCGCCAGAAGGATTCAAGGCTCGACTGGCGCAGGCATACCTCCGCGGCCGTTCTCGATCCGCGCGGACACCCGTCGATGAACTGGCTTTTGTAATCGCCTAAAACTTCCGGGCTGTTCATGGAGCTGGATATGTTCGTATAGGATTCCATTCCCTTAGCGATAAAGTCTGAAGGTTCTCATTACCCACCGCAGGATCGCCCGGCGGCGCATGAAACGGCGACGGTTCCGCTCGCTTCGTTCTTTTTGGGCCGGCGACTGGTAGGACGGCCGCAGTTCAAATACTGATTCCATAAATCACTATTATTAGTATAGTTGCAGACTAATTTTGCCTAAGTTGCCACTTTAAACGACGTTTGGCTTTTTTCAAATCCTCATAGGTAAGCATCAGCACGACATTAGCTTTAAACAGCAGTTTTCCGTCGGTTGAATCGGGATGTTTTTCGATCAATCCGTAACGTGCATAGTTCCGGACCGTACTCACCCGCATCCCTAAGAATCGCGCAACTTCCGCAGAAGTTAAACCAACCTCCTCGAACCGCGTCACATCGACGCTGCGCCTACGCCATGCTTCAAGCTCCCGACAACGAGCTTCAAGATTCGATACGTGAGTGTAAATGTCCTCGGATGTCATAAGAATCAATTTGTTCCAAATTCACCTCGCAACGCTACGACAGCCGTGTCACTTTCATTTCGTTCGACACCGTGTCGATCTCGAAATGCCACATCCCTTCCTTGTTGTTTTGCAGGCGTCCGCGTGCCGTAAGCATCGAATTGTACGTTGTGCCGACCATTTTGAACACCAGAGTAACCCCCACCGGAATTCTGCGCAGCGTCCCTACATAATCGGGTCGCTTCATTACTTCTTTTGCCTTCATGTCTGTATCAATAGTTTTTTCGTTGTTTATCAGTCGCCATAATATTGCCTGCGCACGCCGTAATAGTCCGCAGGAACCGTCAGAAGTTCCGGACGGTATTCCGTCGCCTTCGGCTGCTCCGTCGGACGCTTTTCGATCTTCGCCCTCAGCATCGCCAGCTTCTCGTTGCGCCATGCTTTGCGCAGGCATGCGGCAAATGCCATCGAACTTACGCGCTTTAAATACCACGCATTCTTCATTATCCGGCTTTTATTGCACATGGGTTTCATTGAAGCATTTTTATTCGTTATTTTTCCTATATTTGTACATACGTTGTATGTTGACAATGCAAATATAGACAATAATTAGACATTTACGAATTAATTTAGACATTTTGTCTATAAAATTATTTTATCATTAACTGCAAAATAATAAATACACTGATATAATGACACTTAAAGATCGAGTAAAGGAATATTGCAAATACAAGAAGATACCGGTTTCCAAATTCGAACTACTTTCCGGACTATCAAATGGATATTTCAATAGGGTTCTACATAATCCCTCGCAAGACAAATTAGACAATATTTCAAGGAGTTTCCCAGACTTGAACATTAACTGGCTAATTACAGGTAATGGGAATATGGATAGAACAGAAACACAATTATCAGAATACACAACGAATGCAGATAGCGGTGCAATAAGTATCGGTCGCGTAATCCCCTATTATGACGCTGAAGTAGCAGCAGGAACAGCATACGGCATGGAAATGACACAAGCACGGCCATCAGGTATGATTGAAATCGGAGGCCTTATGAAGGACAGTGAATTTGCCCTCCGGGTATACGGCAATAGTATGGTACCGAATTATCCTGCAGGATGCGTTATCGGCCTCAAACAGTATAATGAACGTTTTATTGAGCCGGGCACCGTATACGTAGTTGAAACATCCGAAAATCGCTATCTGAAGCGCTTGTATTATAATAAAGAAAAATCAGCGTTCCGGTGTCTTAGCGACAATCACATGAAACACGAAAGCGGCCCAATGACTGGGGAATATTTCTATCCGGAATTCGAAATACCATTCGAGGATGTGCGTCGACTATTGCGCGTAACAGGAGTTATTAAGAGGAATATAATGTAATCCAATATGAAACCAATCATCATTACAACTACGAACTGTATCGAAAATGCTGAAATAGAAAAATATATAGAGCTAATTGCCACCAACGTAGTTGTCGGCACGAATTTATTTTCAGATTTCGCGGCATCATTTACAGACTTATTTGGCGGATACTCAAATACCTACCAAAATAAACTGGACAAAGTATATAATTCTGCAGTTGAAGCCCTGCAAATAAAAGCCTCCCGCATTGGAGCAGACGCAGTTGTCGGTGTTAAAATGGATTTTGGTGAAATTTCAGGCAAAAGCAAATCTATGTTTATGGTTTCGGCTGTTGGTATGGCAGTTAAATTAAAACTCAAAGAAACTAACAACCAACAAGTGACTCCAGACAATATTAATATCTCCAACGAAATGCTTTGCCAAGAAGTTACACGACGTCTTATAATCGACACCGTAAACAAAGACAAACTTCCAACTGTCGAACAATGGAATTATCTTTTAAACAACCCTATTGATGAAATAGCGGCTACATTGCTATCCACCTTCCTTCAAACCGGGCAGTATAGCGACTATATGCCCGAAAGAAGAGATGCACTATTAACCAACTTTCCACAATATATCGGCCTAATCAATAGAGATACAGCAATTAAAATTCTCTACAAAGAAGTTGGAAATGGCACTATCAAATTAATTAAAGAAAATAAGCTATTTGACCCCAAATCTGTATTACATCTCATAGATTCGAAAAAAATTCATGGGGCGATAGCGTGTTTGCCCTTTGAACGAGATTTTTATTCCTTAGAAGATTTATCTGAAATGGAAGTAATAGCTACCCGTCTAAAAAATCTTCCTGACACGGGGAAAATAGAGAGTGTCAAAGGTATGTTTAAGGAATCAGAAAAATTCATCTGCAAAAACGGGCATAAAAATTCTATTGACAGAGAATTTTGTGCCGAATGCGGTATAAATATCAAGGGATTAAATCAAAAAGAAATGGAAAATATAAGTGTCTTCGATCTGAAAATCGAGTCCCTACGCAACCTTCTTCATTAATTCATTACCCGCACGATCCAATGCAAAAACTTCTCATAACTCTCGCAGTAACTTTATTTTTCGCTTGCAGCAAGGACAGCAGCAACGATCCGGTTCCCTATACGACCAAGTATAAAGTCGGACATGAATATGTACAGACGTTCTATGTTCAAGGGAAACACGCAAGTGGAGGATTCAGTCTATTAAGCATTGACGACCGGCTTCCATATGACATTTTCCCCGACGATGAAGTTTTTGCTCAAATTGCTCCGACCGACACATCTCGACCGGACGTCAGCGAATCAAGAGAAATAAAGCTTTACCAAGTAGCCAACCTTCGTTTCAAATTCAAGGCTACAGACTGGAGTAAATGGCAGTCGATCTACGATGCCAAACGGATCACCGACTGGCGCTGGGTTCTCGGCAAGACCGATGAATATACCTTTGAGGGCAAAATATACGAGCGGATAATTATTGTCAGCGAAGTGCAATAATTTACGCTACCGCTCCATAATGAATCCAGACTATGATAACCTTTACGGTCACCAACAAGCACCGTCCGAAAGCGACTATCGTGATGCTCGTAAGTTTGTATGGCAAACAGTACAAGAAGAGCATCGGAATCGGTGTGCCGGTGAAGTATTGGAACGATTCCAAGAAGCGCGCCCGGACGACGGCCGATTTCAAGGAGGGAAACAAGATAAACGATGAAATCGACCGGTGGGAAGAAATCGGAAAGAGGACGGTGAAATATTTCACAGACTCACGGATTTCCCCTGCTGCGAAAGAATTTGCAGATAAGATTGCCGAATTGACCGCAACCAATGAAGAGGCATCGGATACCGAGAAGCGATATTTCACCGATTATTTGGAAAAGATATATATCCCCCGCTATTCCATAGCCAGAGAGAAACTGACAGTCGTGAAATATACGCAGGCGCTTCATAAATTACGAGACTTCGAGAAAGACACACGGCGTCACCTGCAAATCAGTGAAATCGACATTGATTTTTACAACCGGTTCCAGCATTGGTTTTACGAGCAGGGGTATTCCCGGAATTATTTTGGCAACATTATAAAAATAGTAAAGCAGGTATATAGGGAATCACGCGTATGCGACCGCCTTCACAATGAACACGGAACCGACCACCGGGATTTTATAGCGCCAAAGGATTCGGTAGATAATGTATATCTCGACCTGAAAGAGCTGGAGAAAATATACACCCTCGATATCCCTTCTGCGGTTCAGAAGGATGCCGCTTGCAACAAAGCCCAAGAAGGAGAGAATATTCCCCGCAAAATCACAGCTTTGAGACGGGCGCGGGGATTGTTCCTGATCGGCTGCTACACCGGACTACGGGTGTCCGATTTTTCGCGTTTGAGTGCCGCTCATATCGGACGGCATATCACGATCAAGACCCACAAAACCGGCATCCCGGTCGTTATTCCTATTCACCCTATAGTCCGGGAAATCATTGAAAGCGGATTTGATCTCACAAATACGATCAGCGACCAAAAGCTCAATGAGCAGATCAAAGAATTATGCCGGCTGGCGGGAATTACCGAAGATGTTCTAATCAATAAGAACGAAAGCGGAAAGAACGTCGAAAAAATTATCCCGAAATATAAACTCGTCTCCTCCCACACCGCCCGTCGGTCCTTTGCGACGAACGCCTATAAAGCGGGAGTTCCAACTATTGCCATAATGAAAATTACCGGGCACACGAAAGAGAGTACATTCTTAAAATACATAAAAGTGTCTGCGCAAGAGAATGCCGAAATGTTGAGCCGGCATCCATTTTTCATGCAGGAAACCGAACAATACAACGAATAATACAACAACAAAACGCACCCACTTGTAAATAAA